ATCATGAGTTCGGCACCACCGAGACCACGCCCGACGGCATGGCGCACAGCTACGACTGGGCCACCTCGGACGCCCGCGCGGTGGAGGCCCTGGAGTACACCATGGCGTACCTGTACTCGCACGTGGACCCGGCGGTGACATTCACCATCGGCATGGGTGGCTTCAACCGGGACGCCTGGTCCCGGATGCACCCGGCGCACCTTGCGCCCTACTTCGGGCTGCAGTGGAACGCGTACCGGCGCTCGGCCGCGCAGACCGCGTATCAGGTGTTCAACCGGACCAAGGTCTGGACGGTGCTGGACCTGGACGTGCGCTGGCAGGCCCTGCCGGTGATCATCGCCGAGTGGGGGACGCCATCCAGCCTGAAGGACCAGGCCGCCTGGATCGACACCGTCCCCGAGGCCCTGGCCCTGCTGAACGAAGAGGGCGGCCCGCAGATCAAGGTGGCCAACTACTTCAACAGCAACCCCGGATGGGGAACGCTCGACCCCAAGGACCTGGGCCTGCAGGCGCTGGCCCGCGCGTACGCCCGTGAGCCGTTCGTGGAGAGGATGCCCAGTGCCTGGTACCGCTGACCTGCTGGAGGGGGTGAACGCGCTGGAGGCGGCCCGCGAGGGCTACCTGCAGGCGGCCACCTACTTCCGTGGCACGCCCGCTGAGCGCTTCGCCAGCACGCACATTGAGCGCCTGGTGCGCGGCTCGGGGCCGTACCGGTTCCGGCTGGCGCACCGGCCGGTGCTCGCCATGGCGAACCGGTGCCGCATCGCGGCCATCACCTCGGACCGAGATGAGGCCACCGCGGCCATCGATCGGCTGCGTCAGGCGAACGACATGCAGATTCAGGAGGGCTTCATCCATCGGGAGACCTTCCTCTACGGCGACGCCTACGCCCTGGTGTGGCCCGTCACGGAGGAGGAGGACGCCAGCCCCGCGCCGGACGGTGAGCAGGTGGATATCCCGGTGGACAGCGAGCTGCTGGACACGGGCGTGGAGATCACCTACCAGTCTCCCCTGTCCTGCCGGGTCATGTACTCGGGACAGGACGGGCGCCGGGTCCGCTTCGCCATCCGGCGCTGGCGCGAGACGGACGCCCTGGGGCAGAACTTCTGGCGGGCAGAGCTCTGGTACCCCGGTGACCCGTCCCGGCTGGAGAACTGGATCACACTGCCGGACGCCCCGGGCAAGACACCCGAGGAGTGGGTGGAGTACGCCGAGGACCTGCAGGGACAGCCGGTCCCCGCGACCCCGGACAACTGGCCGATCGTGCACGACTGGGGTGTGCCGATCAAGCACGCCCGCACGGACCTGCCGTACGGGCGGCCGGAGCATATCGACGCGTACGGTCCCCAGGACGCCATCAACAAGATGCTGATTACGCAGGTCAGCGGCGTGGAGGCGTACTCCTGGCCGGACCGGTACCGGCTCATCGATGATGCCGCTGTCCTGGACCAGACCCGTGACGCGGTGGACTGGCAGGACGACGAGGACGCACCGCAGGCCGACCAGCCGGTGCGGCGCGCCGGTGCGGGCGGCGCCGGTGGCATCGAGCACGAGTACACCGGGACCAAGGCCGTCGGCCAGTTCAATGTCCCGGACCCGCGTCCCCTGGGGGACAGCGTGGAGCTGTACATGCGCCTGATGTCCGGGTCCACGTCCACCCCGCTGTCCGAGTTCAACCCCGAGGCGTACGGCGGTGGCCTGTCCGGGGAGGCACGCAAGGAGGCGGACAAGCCCACCCGGGACAGGGAGCAGGACCGCAAGCTGTACCTGGAGGGTTTCTGGCGCGAGGTGTGGACGCTGGCCCTGCAGATGGCTGGGGTCGAGTCCGGATCTATCACCGTGCAGTGGGCGCCGGGCGAGGTGAACACGGACCCGGACTGGTGGCAGACCGCGCAGACCCGGCTGGCCATGGGCATCCCGCTGCGGCAGATCCTGCTGGAGGCGAACTACCTGCCGGACGAGATCGATGAGTGGCTGAAGGCCGACAACGATGAGGCCGCGCTGGATCAGCGCATCGCCCGGCTGACGGCGCTCGGCGCGGCGCTGCAGGGCATCGGCACAGCGCAGGCCCTGGGCGTGGTGAGCGCCGAGCAGGTGTCGGTCCTGGTGAACCAGATCATGGGCCAGGCCGGGGTGCCGGAGGGCGCGCCCGCGGACGTGACCCCGCCGCAGCCGCAGTTGCCGCCGGGTGCTGACCAGGCCCAGCAGGACCAGCCGCAGGAGGACGCGTGAAGTCGGCATTGATCTTCATCGGCGGGGCGCTCGCTGGCGGGGCTGCTGGCTTCGCCTGGCTGGTCTGGTACTTCCGGGATGTGATGCGCTGATGGAGCGAACCTGGCGCCTGCCGTTCCTGATCACCCGCTGGGTGGACGGGGACACCTGTCACGGCACGGTGGACATGGGATGGGGTCACCTCTGGACCCCACCGAAGGGCCTGCGGCTGCTGCACGCCGATGGGTCGAAGTACGACGCACCGGAGCGCAAGGGCGCAACGCTCGCGTTCGCCAACCAGGCCCGCACCTGGGCGGCCGTGCTCGCGCCCGCGGGCGGCACGTACATGGTGACGTCGCACTACGTGGACCCGGACGACTTCGGCCGCATCCTGTGCTCGATCGAGACGGCCGCCGGGCAGGACCTGGCGGCCGAGATGGTGAAGGCGGGGTACGTCAAGTGACCTGGTGGCAGTGGCTGCTCCTGGTGGCGGTGGCCGTGCTCTTCACGCTGGCGTGCACCCGCGGGATGTGGAGGGGCTGGTGACGCAGCCGCAGACCTTGCCGACCGAGCCACCCAGCGAGATGGAGGAGCTGGAGCTGGCCGCGGTGCTGGCCGTGACCGGCGGCCTCAGCGCGGCGCTGGCGGGCGTGCTCGCGGCTGCCCTGGCCGCATACGAGGCGGTGGCCGCCGGTGGCGCAGCATCCGGCCTGGCAGCCGCCAGCATCGCCCAGGCCATCAGCAAGCGCCTGCGCGAGCTGACGTGGCCGGACATGGACGGGCCGCTGCGCACGTACGGCGGACGGGCTCAGGCGGTCGGTGCGGGCCGGGCGCTGGACTCCCTACCCGCTGGGGTGGCTGCGCGCGTTAGGCGCTCAGGAGGGCTCTCAGGGCGCTTGGAGCAGGTGCCGCTGGACCGGATGGTGCGCGAGCGCCTGGACGAGGCCGCCAAGCTGGCCACCACGCTGCCGATGGACACCAAGCGCAACGTCATGGCGGTGGTCGGCCGGGCCAGCTCGGCCAAGGCGCTGGCCGAGGGCACGACCAGGCAGGTGGTGTACGGGGGCGCCAGCCGGGGCGTGCTCGCGGTGGCGCGCCAGTCCGGCCGCAACCTCATCTGGGTGCCGGAGCGCAATGCCTGCCTGCACTGCCTGGCGCACGCTGGCTGGGTGGTTACCCCCGGGGGGTATTTCCCCAAGGGGCTGACGTACGCGGACCGGCCGCTGGACTGGCGGGTGCAGTACCCGCCGCTGCACCCCAACTGCAGGTGCGAGATCCACCTGACCCTGTTGGAGCCCGGCGCACCGAGCAGGGACCGGGCGCGCGTGGACCCGGCAGCCCGGCTGGCGGCCGAGGCCCGCCGTTCGGTGGTGCTCGGCTGGACGGACAACGCGAGCGAGGCCGCCACCCTGCGGGCCATGGACCGCCTGCTCAGGCAGGGAGCTGATCTACCAACTAGTGTTGAGCAACGGGCGCGTGCAGCCGTGCGCGCCGGGAAGCTACCGAGGAGGCCCCGGTGAGTGAGAAGGACCCTACCCAGACGGACGGCGCTGGCGCTGGCGAGGACCAGGACCAGCAGGACCGTCCGGGCACGGAACAGCAGGACGAGGACCGCGACCAGCCTGGCACGGGTGGCGGGGACCAGGACGAGTCCGACGACAGCGAGGACGGGCCGTCCCGTGAGGCGTACGCCAAGCTGGCGCGCAAGGCGGACCGGCGCGAGCGTGAGCTGCGCAAGGCGCAGGCCGAGCTGGCCGAGCTGAAGAAGGGCCAGGAGGGCGGGGGCGAGGAGGACCCGGTGGCCAAGGCCAACCAGCGCCTGGTGCGCTCGGCGGCCAAGGCAGCGCTGGCCGAGGCCGGGGTGCCGCGGGACGACCAGGCCGCGGTGCTCGCCGTGCTCAACCTCGGGGACATCGAGGTGGACGAGGACGGCGAGGTGGACGAGGACGAGATCCAGGAGCGGGTGGAGAACCTGCGCCGGATCTTCGGCGGCACCGGCGGCAAGACCCGGCGGCAGACCCCGCGGGTGGACACGCGCGACCGCTCCAGCGGCCGTGAGCAGGTCGATCCGGACACGGCCCGGTACCGGAACATCCTCGCCGGGCGGGGCTGACCAGGGCTCTCGGGGGCCTCCAGAGACTTTGGAAAGTTGATCTCCAAAGTGACCTCTGGAGGCCCCTGCTTTGTCAAGATCATCCATTGTGACGCTGAGTTACTTAGTGCCATGCTGCGAGACCCGACCTGGGACTTTGCAGACTTTTTTTTACTTTGAGTAACCGTCAAACACCCCGCCACAGGACTTTGAGACTTTGGGGGGTCTTTAGACCCCAAAGTCTCAGAGTGGCCCTGGGACAGAGTCACTTTCTCGCTCGGTACCCCCGGGGTGTATCTTGACGAACAGCTGCCCGGCCTAGCGCCTGGGAAGCCCGCCCCGGACGGGGCACGCGGAGCGGATGCCCCGCACACGTTGACCACTCCCCCCGTCCCAGAAAGGGGCACCGGTATGACTGCCAACCGGCAGGATCTTGAGCTCTTCATCCCGACTCAGCCGTCCGGTCCCGCGCTGCGGGCACTCGGTGAGGCCAGCGTCGTGGAGGCGTACGCCAACCCGGTCACGATGACCAGCGACACCAAGGAGATCGACCGCTTCGGTGGCTTCACCGTGGCCACGGTCGCCAAGGGTGCCGACTACGGCTTCAGCACCAACACCTCGGACCGCATCGAGATGGTGGCCCGCAAGATCGGTGGCGCCGCGAAGATCGCCGAGGAAGACCTCGTGGACACCACCATGGGCGAGAGCACCATGCGGATGTACGAGGAGGAGGCCGGGAAGGCGCTCGCCGCGCACTACGACAACGCGGCCCTGGCGGTCACCGCGGCGCAGAACGGCACCACGGTCAAGTACAACTCCCTGTACTACGAACTGACCCAGGCCGCCACCACGCCGCACGGCAACTACTCGGCGAACCAGAACATCCTGAAGATCGAGCGCTCCGACTTCCTGGCCGGTACCACCGGCTACGCGGCCATCGGTGACTGGCTCGGCCGGTACGAGGAGTCCCTGTTCTTCGATGACGGCAACACGGTCGTCCTGATGTCGTCCGCGTTCCGGGGCCTCATGCGTAACCAGCTCAACCCGCAGACCGGCCTGCCGTACTTCCAGGACGTGCGGGACGGCCAGGACGCGCAGTTCTTCGGCTACCGCGGCCGGATGTCCCGCGGCCTGCGCACGAGCGCGGTGGACACCCAGACGCCCACCGGCAACCCGATCGCCATCATCGGCAACCGAACGCTGATGAACAACGGCAAGGCGCGCACCTCCGCGGGCATGGCGCCGGGCAACCCCGGTACCCAGTGGCAGCGGGCCGCGAACGGCATCGGCTTCCTGTCGGACGAGGCGCTGATGAAGGCCACCATGCGGCGCGCCTTCCGGATCAGCACCCCGCTGGCGTTCAGCATCCTGGAGATCATCCCGGACGTCCCGTGATCCACCGCCGGGCCGCTCAGCTCTACCTGGGCGGCCCGGAACACCCCCTGACCACGGCCAGCGAATGGAGCAGATGATGGCCGAGCAGACGAACAAGACCCCCGCCAAGGCCACCCCGGCCAAGGCGACCACCACCCCCGCTCCGGCGCCCGCGCCCGAGCCGCAGACCACGGGGGGCGTCCGCGCGTACGACCCGGCGCCGAAGTACGACCGGGCCGAGAAGGGCGACCCCGCCGAGGCGGGCAACCTCGCCCTGGAGGCGGACGTGCTGGGCTCGGCGCCGGTGGCCGGTGTCGACCTGGACGAGCACGACGCGGCCGTCAAGGAGGCCGGGAGCTGGGCCGCCGAGGACCACGTCATCCCGGAGGGCAACTTCCACGACCCGGCGCTGCAGGGCGCGGGCACGATCCTCCCGGGCGGTGGCTACGGCCCGCCGCTGCCGGACCCGCAGGTGCAGCGCGCCAAGGCGGACGAGGACTACCAGGTCAAGTGACTGGACCGGCGGCAGGGGCTGGGCCTCCTCCCCTGCCGCCCCAGTAACACCCATCCAGACCGAGGAGAGCGCCATGCCGTGGGCCACCCTGCAGCAGGTCAAGGACGTGACCGGCAAGGACGTGACGGACGAGAACCTGGCGGTGGCTAGCTCGGTCATCACCACGTACGCGGGCGCCGATGACGAGGCGCCGGACGGCACGATCTCCGGCCGGGACCTGCGCATCCTGCGGCGTGCCACGGCCTGGCAGGCCATCTGGCAGCCCAACCAGCCCGGCCACCTGGAGCACCGCGGGGTGGACTACTCACCGAGCACGGACGGCGCCAGCTCGGACCGGCGCTCGCAGGCCGATCAGGACCTCGCCCCGCTGGCGCAGCGTGAGCTGAAGAACCTGAGCTGGTTCGGCACTCGAGCGGTGAGCCTGCGCGGCCGCCAGCGTCCGCCGAAGGGCGCCCTGCTGACCGACTGGCTGAACGAGACCAGCGACTACTGGACGGTGCCCGGTGCGTAGCCTGCCGACCACTACCGTGACCCTGCTCGCGGGCACCGCCACCAAGGACTCGTACGGGGACGAGGACGAGGCCACCACTCCCGTGGCCACCGGTGTCCCCGCGGCGCTGGTGGAGCGGACCCTGCCCACCGTGTCCACCGAGAGCGACCCTCAGGCGGTCGTGGTCCAGTACTACGTCTGCCGTGTCCCGCAGGGGACACCGGTCACCGACCTGTCCCGGGTCAAAGACGAGCGCACCGGGGACATATTCGCGGTGGACTCGATCACCCGCCCGCTGCACCCGACCACCCCGCAGGACATCCGCCTGAACCTGAGGCGCGTAAGCTGATCTCACCCGGGACAACCGGGTCCTGCAGTACCGAGCCCCTGACGAGGAGGGCGGCATGGCGACACGCGTGGTGATGAATCCCGGCGGGGTCGCTGCCGTCCACGCCAAGGCCAACGCTCTGGGCCCGCGGGCCGCCGAGCTGATGGCCGAGGACATGCGCCGGTACGCGCCCGTGGACACCGGTGACCTGGTGGCCACCATCCGCGTGGAGCCCGGCAGCCCGGTGACCCGGATCGTGATCGGTGACGTGGCCGGGGGCGTGGACTACCACCTCTATCAGGAGTTCGGCACGTCCGTCATGTCGGCGCAGCCGTACATCCGTCCCGCTGTCTTCCAGTATCGGGGGTCGCTGTGACTCAGCCCGTGCCGCGCCCGACCACCGAGGCCGTGGCCGTCGAGTGGACCAAGACCATGCGCTTCGGGACGCTGGGCGCCGAGGCGGTCGCCACGACCGTCCCCGCGGCATCGCAGTGGCCCCTGGTGGGCACGTCCCGGCTGTTCGTCCAGGTGGTCAACACCGGCGGCGGCACCGTGGGGGACACGCCCTACCACCGGGACATCGTGTCCCTGGACGTGTGGGCCACCAAGGACAACTCCGACCGCCCGCCCCTGGGGCTCGCCAGCTCGGTGGCGCAGGACCTCTGGGCGGTGGCCATGGACTCGGCTGGCGGTTTCGTCACCGTGTCCGGCAAGCAGGTGCGGGTGGACGGGACGCGGCCGATCTCGGCCTCCCCCCGTAGGATTCCCGACCAAGACCAGTCCAGGGCGCACTACAGCCTGGACGTGGAGATCAGCTGGACCGAGGAGGGCTGATGGCTGAGGAAGTGCCTCAGGGCAAGATCAAGGTGCGGACCACGATGCGTCCGCAGGAGCCGATCGTGGTGGACGAGTCCGAGGCGCTGGACCTCAAGCGTCAGGGACTGCTCACCACGGACAACGCGCAGGTGCGCAAGCTGGAGGGTGAGAACTGATGGCGGGCGTGACCGCAACCAACCTGCTCGGTGGTGCCGGGCAGCTGTACAAGGGCATCCTGGGCGCCGTGGAGCCGCTGGACACGGCGGTCGCCGCGGACCCGGACCCGCTGGTCTGGTCCGACCTGGGCGGCACGGACGGCGGTGTCACCAAGAACGTGGACCGCTCGTTCTTCGACCTGCGGGCCGACCAGATCAAGGACCCGGCCGGGACGCGGGAGACCTCGCGCACCGTCACGATCTCCACGAACCTGGCGGAGATCACGCTGGAGAACCTGGCCCTCGCCTGGGGTCTGGCCCCCACGGACATCACGTCCGGCGGCACCGGCGGCACGGCATGGAAGGCCGTGGAGCTGGTGGGTGACGACTCTGGCGTGGAGCCGAACTACCACGCGCTGCTCTTCCGGGGGTGGGCGCCGAACCGCAAGCGGCGCCTGGTGATCGCTCGCAAGGTCCTGTCCGTGGCTGCCGTGGGCACCGCGTACAAGAAGGACGAGCAGACGTTCATCCCGGTGCAGTTCAAGCTGTTCTACGTCAGCCCGACCGTCCGGCCGCTTCGCGTGGTCGAGTCGGCCGCCAGCTGACCCACATCCTGTCCATTCATCAACGGTTCACAAACAAGGAGGCCACCATGTTTGAGCCGGTCAAGGTCGATGCGTCCGCCACCCCCGTGGAGGCGGACCGCATCACCGCCTTTGTCGTCACCAAGGACGGCAAGGACACCGAGTACACGATCCCGACCCAGATCAGCGGCGCCACCGCGCTGCTGGCCCTGGAGGTCTACGTCAATCGCGGTGAGACAGCCACCGTGCTCTGGCTGGCGCGCCACGCGCTCGGTGCCGAGGGCATGACGGCCGTACTCGAGAGCGAGCAGCTGACCATCCTGCAGACGCGCGCCCTGGTCCAGCGGATCGGGGAGCACTACCTGGGGCAGGTCAAGGAGCTGGGAAAAGCCTCGGACGGCGACTGATCCAGGTCGCCTGGGTGCTGTTCACGCTGCCGGAGATCGAGGCCGATTTCCTGGCGATTTACCGGAAGGAGGTGCAGGTGATGGATAGGTATCAGCGGGACACCGCGGGGCTGTCCGGCCCGCGCTTCCTCAACCTGTGTGAGCAGCTGCCGCACTACAAGGGCGCCGTCCAGGGCAAGGCCATCCGCTGGAAGCAGCAGGATGCTGAGCACGATGCCGAGCCGATCGCCCAGCTGATGCTGGACGAGGACCTGGAGGTGGGCCGTGCCTGACGGCTTCAAGGTTGCCGATGCGTTCGTAGACGTCACGGTCCAGATCGATGACGCCGCGCTGGACCGCGCCGCGATGACTGCCAGCGACCGCGCTGGCAGCATCCTCGGTGACGGGATGGACGAGGCCGGGCAGACCTCGGGTGAGCGGTTCGGCAGCTCCTTCTCCGAGCGCACAGACCGCCGGATGCGCGACAGCAAGGGCAAGTTCAAGAGCACGTTCGACGGCATCGGGGACGACACCGGCAAGTCCAGCGGCGATATCTTCGGCAGCCGGTTCGGCGGCGGCCTGATCAGCAAGGTCAGCGGCCAGGCCAAGAAGCTGCCCGGCATCCTCACGGACAACCTGGCGAACTTCGGTCCCGGCGGGGCGGCGGTGGGCGCGGCCCTGGTGGGCGTCATCGCGCTGGCCGCCCCGCTGGCCGGGGCTGCGCTCGGCGCCGGGCTCACCGCGGGCGTGGCCGGGGCGGGCATCGGCCTGGGTATCGCGGGGGCGATGCGGGACGACCGAGTCAAGGCGGGCATCGTCGGGCTGAAGAACGATGCCCTTGACGTGCTGGACGAGATCGGCGAGGACTGGGCGCCGACCATGATCGATGCCATCGGCTCGATCCGTGGAGAGATGCCCGGCCTGGGCGCGAGCCTGCGCGACGCTATCGCTCCGGCCAAGGAGTATGTGCGGCCGCTGGTGCAGGGCTTCATGGGCCTGGTTCAGAACGTGATGCCAGGGTTCAACCGGCTGCTGGCCAGCGCCGGGCCGATCATCGCCGTGCTGTCCGATGGCCTCTCCGTCATCGGGGACGCCCTCTCGGACGCCTTCACCGAGATGAGCGGGCACAGCGATGAATTCGCCGCGGGCCTGCAGACGGTGCTGTACCTGGTGGCCGACCTGATCGTCATGGGCGGGCAGGTGGTCTCCTGGCTGGCGGATGCCTACGCCACCACCGTGGACTGGGGGGTCAGCTTCCTGGGCTGGCTCTCGCACATCCCGGGGGTGGGCGACACCTTCAAGGACTGGCAGAACGACCTGAAGGACATTCAGGACACCGCCAACGGCGTGGGTCCAACGCTGGACGGCGCGGGCAGCTCCATGCGCGGGCTCGGCGGGGCGGCCGACGAGGCGGGCGCCAGCTCGGAGCAGATGGCCATCCGGCAGCGCATCCTGAACGGCAGCATGGCGGACGGCATCGATGCGGCTGGGGACCTGAAGTCAGCCATGCTCGCGCTGGCCGGTACGGCGCAGACCGCGGAGCAGGCCGAGCTGGGGTGGCGGGACGCCATCCGCGGCGCCACAGCTTCGCTGAAGGACAACGGCAAGCACACGGACATCAATACCGAGAAGGGCGCGGCGAACCGGAGGGCGCTGCTGCAGCTGGCGCAGGCGGGCGTGAGCCGGGCGCAGGCGCAGTACGACCAGACGGCGGCGACCAAGGGCACCACGGCTGCCGAGGTGGCCGCCCAGCGCTCCTACGCGAACAGCCGGGCGAAGCTGATCGACGTGGCCCAGCAGATGGGCATGACCCGGCAGCAGGCCATCCGGTACGCGGACAAGATCATGGCCATCCCGAAGAGCTGGACCACCAACATCAACGCCCGGGACGGGGTCACCGGCAAGGTCCGCACGATCAAGGCCGAGCTGGCCAGCATGAAGACCAACTGGACGATCACGATCCGGCAGAACTTCCTGCGCTTCGGCAAGCCGTACTCCGGTGAGGGCGTGGCGTCCGGCAACGTCGGCGGCCTGGCCACCGGTGGCCCGGTCACCGGCCCTGGCCCCAAGGGCGTGGACTCCGAGCTGCGCGTGCTGGCGCCGGGTGAGCACGTGCTGTCCGATGCCGAGGTGGACGCAGCCGGTGGTCACCGCGCCATCGAGGCGTGGCGCGCAGCCCTGCGCGCGGGCGTGCACGTGTCGGCGCCCGCGGCCCCCACGCCGATGGCGCTGCCCGCCATGGCTGGTGGCGGCGGCGGGACCACGCACTACAACTTCGAGCGGGGCAGCATCGTGCTGGACCTGTCCAGCTTCCGGTCCCTGGCTGACGTGGTCGAGGCCGTGGAGGGCCTGGCGTCCGCCGCCCGCACGTACCGTTCCGCCACTACCTTCCGGGGAGCAACCGCATGACACAGCCTGAGAGCCCCGCTGAGCGGCCCGCTGAGCCCAGGGGTGTACGCGAGGGCCGCCAGCGCGCGAAAGAGCGTGTGCGTGCCGTACAGCGGGCTGCCGAGGCCATCGGCGAGGACGGGTACGTGCGCATGACCCGCCGCGGGCCGGTGCACCTGCAGTCGCTGACCTTCCACAAGGAGGGCGAGGTGGAGTGGGTGGAGGCGCAGCTGGGCGGCCAGACCGAGGGCGGGGACCCGCATTACCGGATCTTCAATCCGCCCACGCTGGTGGAGGACCCGGACGGGGACGTGCGGCTCACCACCGGCACGTACCGGGAAGATCCCCTTGCGGCCGTGGCCGAGGTGATCGCCCAGTACGGTGGTGCCCAGGACATGCGGCGTGAGAGGCGGCGGGCATGACGGTCACCATCGTTCTGGGCAAGGCCACGGACGGATACCTGCGCACCACCCGCTCCACCAACGCGGCTGCCCAGACCGGCCCGGCCGACACCGTCAATGGCGGCAACGTCGGGTACGTGGGGCAGGCCAAGTCCGGCAGCAACTACTCCCAGTACCAGACCTTCATTGGCTTCGACTACACCCCGCCCGCGGCCACCGAGCTGGTCACGTCCGCGGAGATCCACGGCACCACGGCCTCGGTCACCTCCACGTCTATCGCGCGCACGCTGGAGATATGGGGGTACGGCTGGTCCGGCGGCGGCCTCACGGTGAACGACTGGCGCACGCCCTCGCAGATCAGCGCTATGACGCTGTACGGCCGCCTGCGTGACTTCCACCTGACCAACGGCCAGCGCTGGACGGCCGGGCAGGAAGACCTCACCAGCGTGGTCCCGACCGTGAGCAGCTTTGAGTTCCTGCTGACGGAGTACCGGCAGCGCAACAACTTCCCGCCCACCGGGGACGAGGCCATGGGGATCTACATGGCCGACCAGTCCGGCACGGCGCAGGACCCGGCGCTGATCTTCACCAGCGTCACGTACTCCAACCTGATCCCGGCGCTGGGCGCCAGCGTCCAGCTGAGCAACGGGGACTGGGTGTACGCCAACACCTCGGCTGACTCCAACCGCTCGGTGAGCCTGTACCGGGTGCCCAACGCGGGCGGTGTCGGCTCGGCCTCGCTGATCGGCGCCATCCCGCGGGGCACCACCTCGGACACGTTCGCGGCGCCGCCCGGCGCGCAGGGCATCGCACTGGCGGTGGACAGCTCGGACAACCTCTACGTGGTCGGCCGCCGCGGTTTCTCGCAGAACATGCTGGCCGCGTGCTGCTTCGTCAAGCAGCCCAACGGCACGTACGTCCGCTCGGCCGTGGTGG